GGTCTCGAGGCAGGTTATCAGGGCTGGGAATGGTATAAGCGTATGCGTTATACAAACTTTTCCTTTAAGAGCTCTGATTTGATTATGGTTGGCGATTATGAAACCGCCACCGATCATATTGAACACGGTATTGCTCGTAGCATCTGCCACGAATACCTGTTCAACTGTGGTGTCAAAGGTGACTATATTCATAGTTACATTGACCTGCTATGTTCTCCGAGAACAGCTTCGTTTGGTGTTACCAAGCGAGGAGTTCTAATGGGAGAGCCAGGCAGCAAGGTGGTATTAACCATCTTGACCAAGGTTGCTAGCAAGCTTGCTATGGAAATTCCAAAGAGGCTTAGCTATGTTGACTTAAGAGCTTATCCTTTCCAGTCCGCTGGAGATGATCAGATCTGTGTTGGCAGTTTCTCCCACCTGAATAGGTTTGAGAACGCAGCCGTGAGATTATCACTTATTCCTTCAAAGGAAAAGTGGGGAATCTTTCGTCATGCTGCAGGTTTCTGCGAGCAGATAATCATGCGTGGTACGTTTCCTCCGAAGCCGGAGGAAGATGTTAACGCTGCCTTGGTCGATATGATCAAGGTTAGACTTCTGTCTCCTGAGAGAAAGTTTTCTCCTCATGAGACAGATCAGGATACTAATCCTGCATATGGAAAGGCTAAACAGCTTGTCCAAATGATAGGATTTTCTGGCCTGCCTGACCGGCTGGTCCAGTTAATTGAATGGAATTTCATTAGGAACATGTACAAGTATGTTCCTCATGACCATTTAATGAGCCTACCCCAAGAGTGGGGCGGGCTAGGTCTTGGGACTTGTGATCTCACGAAGATCCCAGAAGTGTTCCAGAAGTTGATCCGCATTCGCGAGTCTTCCTCCATGGAACCCATATGTATCGCTCGTCAATTGAGTGCAGACAAAGTTCTACGTTCGTGGAACCGTCTGCTCCTCATGGAGCGTGGTACTATACAAGATATCCCAGCAGATACGTCTCGTCTGATGGCGAGACTCGCATGTGTATGCGAAACTGCTGAGGGCTTAATGCCACGTGTCAATAAACCGTGGCTTAAGCTTTCCGCCCTTCTATCAGAATTGAAGAAGATCGGATATATCTCTCTCTTTGAAGCCTGTGAAAAATTCGTGTCCGCTAATAAGTGGACTGGTTTCCTCGATTCCGAGGATGTCAAAATCGATCCAGGTTTCAGAACCCGCTCTTTACCACAACGTAAACGTGATTTTGAGCGTTTATTAGAACAATCTGGGTTATTAGACGCTAACGGCAATATTGTCGTTAGTAATCCCGAAGGACCTATTCAGGTCATAAAGGATCTAAGTGAAATAACCCAGCCTTCTAAACTCATGGC